CCTTGACTGTGGGACACAATAATATGCGGGTGTCAACTTCATATTAGGTATAGGCACCGCAAATTCAATATCGGGTCCACAGCTCATTTCTACAAGTATTTTTATAGATTGAGAAACTGTACTAGGGGCAATTAGAGGGTCTACCACATAGACAAAGATACCTCCGACTTTCCAGTCTTTAAGGGTGCCAGTATTCTTATATGGTGAAGTTGCTGTATACGGTACTGTAATAGTAAAAGTATCACAAGTTCTAATATCAATAATTTCCCTGTGCAAATAATCAGATGTAGCATAAGTAGCTCCAGTAGTACTAGTTCTTCCTTCCTCAGGAGAAAAACAAATTGCTAGTCTTCCAGAATGAAATTCTGTTTTAACTACCTTGAAAGTATATTGCATACTCCCTCTCCACATTCTAAATTGAGATGCAACAAATTGACATGGCACTAAATCTTTAACAGATCTACCATTGTCTATTCGTGTTGTTTGCAATGCTGACGGACTCACTTCTAATACAGAAAGAGTTGTACCCGCTGGCATTGTAGTGTACGTTTCCCAGTTTATTGTGGACACATAGCCTGGTCTCATTGCCATAGCCGTAATTGACATTTCATCTATATCGGTACCAGCAAAACCTGGTAACACAGAAACTGCATTATCTGTCTGAGCTGATAAAGGCATAGAATTATCAATAGCATCAACATTAGTTGCATAAGCCACAGTATTTCTGTTATATCTTTTGACTACTCCTAAATTAATAGGCTTAGACCAACCGAAAACAGAAGCTACTCCACTAAGCAAATTGGTGCTCCATGACAATGACGTAGCATAAGGGGTAAGGAAAGGAACTACTGATAGCATATCAGAGGCCTTACTTACTTTACTTAATGCAGAAGATATTGGACCTACTCCTTTAGCTTTAGCCTCTTCCTCTGAAGGGTTACCTTTTGAGGAACGCTTTATAGCTAAGGACTGTGGAACAGCAGCGGCATACGTTACTACATCTTCTAGGTGACACCAAAGTGTATACCCAGCTGTAGTAATACCAGAGGCTGCTACAAGCGGTTCGTAGGGCCAAATCTGTAATTGACCTAAAGTACCATACTTATTAGAATCAGAAATAGAAGAGATCGGAAAAGCAGTCATAACACTAGAGTAAGGTACTCTAAGTACTACAGACGTTTGCGAAGCAATATCTAATTCAACATGAGGTAATTGAGTTCGGGCTTGTCTAGAGTTGGTATGCATATCTACCCACACTGACGTTCTGCCTTGAATTCTAGAACCTCCGCCAGTAGGGCACCATGTTAACATGTATCTGCCTTGCTGAAATCTAGAAGCATTCACTTGTAAAGTAAAAACCATAGTAAATCTCAAACCAAAATTTCCTCGTAATTTATCAGTCCAAATAGGCTGAGCAAACAAGGAGTCTTCTGGATGAGATTGACTATATATTGCAATAGGCGTAGTATCTGTAGTAGATAAATTGCCTTGTTGCAACACAATAGGTTTCTCAAAAAACGATTTGATTGATTGTTGAGTTGTTGGTGAATTGAAGGACAACAGGTTCTCCATAGTACTAGCAGCTTCGCCACTAGTAGCTTCCACCTGCACATTCACTCCATCATCTTTAAGATGAGTAGTTCCTGCACTTGCTGAAGGACCCAATTCATATTGAGTCTCGTGAGCGACGTTTAAGGGTACGCCGGAAACCTCTGAGGGTGTTGTTGTCGCAAGTCGTTGTAAGATGTAACGATGACTCAGTCATTACAAATTGTGCTCTATCCTTGGATTGTGGTAGGACTGCTACCGCCCCATCCTAGTTAGTAGGCTTAAATAAGCCAGGGCGTTATGTTCAAAGGGAATACACTCGATTTAAAATAGAGCGTGGGTATTCGAGTATAAGCATCGCTGTGAACACCTTGGAGCTTTTATTGCCGTCTCCGGGCAGGCGAGTTTAAGGTCATCCTGGGACGGGGTTCTCTATCTTAGAGAATGAAGTGAGAGTTTAATACTCTGTCCCTAACGAATCTATAAGAATCGGTAAGTTCAGGTATGTCATCATAACTTCTCCCTCCATCAATAAAGAATTGTTTAATAAGTTTTCTATATTTTTCAAATACTTCATGTCCATGAAGCGAAAGCTCTTTCAGAGTTTCCGAAACATTGGACTTAAAAATAGGTATAAACATAGTTTTCTTACTCCATTGACATATCTCTAAAGCTACATCTA